GCTGATAATAAAGAAAAACAATACAGAGACACGTATAACAACCTTCAGGATGTTGTATCTCTTGGCGGTAAAAAACTAGAAAAAGTTGGGAAGGCTTTAGCTATTGCTGATGTTGTTAGAAGTTCTGTAAAGTCTGTAAGTGAAACAGTTTCAAATACTGGGGTTGCAAACGCGAAAGCAGTGGCGGCTAGTCCATTGAGTGGTGGTATGCCTTTTGTGGCAATTAACACAGCACGAGCGGCTTTATCGATTGGTTCAACTATTGCTGGTGCTACTAAAAGTATTCAAGCAATCAAAGGAGATTCTAAAACTGTCAGCGGTGGTGGTTCTCCTGGCGGCGGCGGCGGTGGTGGAGGCTCTGCTCCAGCTCCACCTCAATTCAATGTTGTTGGTGCAACTCAAACAAGTCAATTAGCTGATGCAGTGGCTGGACAGACACAACAACCAGTACAAGCGTTTGTAGTAGCCAATGACGTTACAACAGCACAAAGCCTTGAAAACAACATAGTCGAGGGTGCAACTTTATAAATACAAAATAAATTAAAAACTATTATATATTAATATGCGAATTGTAGAACTCATTTTAGACGAAGACCAAGAAATAGGGATAGAAGCTATTAGCGTAGTAGAAAACCCAGCAATCGAAGAAGATTTTATTGCCCTTAAATCACAAGAGTTTAAACTTGCAGAGGTAGACAAAGAGAAGCGCATTTTAATGGGTGCGTTACTTATACCAAACAAGCCTATATACAGACGCAACGGAGAAGATGAGTACTACATATATTTCTCAAAAGATACTGTCTTAAAAGCCTCGCAAATGTACTTAATGCAAGGCAAACAAAACAATTCAACCTTAGAACACCAATACGAATTAAACGGACTTAGTTTAGTAGAGAGTTGGCTTGTAGAAGATAAGGTACACGACAAATCTGTAAAGTATGGTATGGACTTGCCTTTAGGTACTTGGGTAGGTGCTGTAAAAGTAAACAATGACCAGATCTGGAATGAGTTTGTAAAGACTGGTAAGGTTAAAGGTTTTAGCATAGAGGGCTACTTCGCTGACAAAATGGAAAGACCCAAAGACAAAACTTTAGGGGATTATATGACAGACGAGCAAAAGCAAAACGAACTTGCTAAGATAGAAGAAGCCGAAGCAGAGTATTTACTAAGTCAAGTAAAGGCTATCATTAAAAACGATAAGCGTGTTAAGGGCGGTAAGAAGATGATTCTTGAAAGCTACACAGATTACCCAAGCGGAGTAAAGAACAACGCTAAAAGAGGCTTAGAATTAAACGAGAAGGTTAATAACAAATGCGCTACACAAGTCGGTAAAGTTCGAGCGACACAATTAGCACAAGGTAAGCCAATCTCTAAGGAAACTATTAAACGTATGTATTCCTACTTGTCAAGAGCTGAGGAGTATTACGATGAAGGCGATACTAAGGCTTGTGGCACTATCTCTTATTTATTGTGGGGTGGTAAAGCTGGTAAGCGTTGGGCAGAGAGCAAACTAAAAGAACTTGGCGAAATTGAGTTGGCAAGTGAGGTTATCAATGATAGTATGGCTATTATAAATGACCGCTTGGCTTATGCCACTAAAGAACTTGCAATAAAGGCTGCACAAGATATCGGATGTGATAAATACCACACACACGAGTTTGAGGGTAAGACTTGGTTTATGCCCTGCGAACAACACAACCTTAAAGCACCTTGTACCGCTGGATATGAGCAGTACGGAATGAAAATGAAAAACGGAAAGTTAGTACCTAATTGTATTCCAATCAAATGAGAAAACTATTTAAAAGATTTATAACACCAAGTAAAACAAGTCCTAAAGGAAGTCGCAGAGGCGGTTGTTTGTGTGAAGATAACACTTACAAAACCAAATGCTGTGATGGAAGTTTAAGGGCGCAAGGTGTAGGTAACGTATAACAAACAAATAAATTAAAAAATGAGTAATTACAAAAGAGTATTAAAACACTTAAACAAAGAAGAACTATCTACACAAAAGGTACAACTTGCTTTAATTGATGATGTTAATAAAAAAGCAAATATTGTTGTTGAAGATTATAGAGCAATATCTAAATCTATTCAAGAAATTAACAAAAGAAAAAGAGAAGTACGTTCTATTGTTAGAGATTTAGAAACATTTTCTGATAAGTCAAAGTCTTTAATAAAAACTTCATTAAAAAACGCTACAGATTTAAGTAATCTTATAAATAAATTAGAAGCTGAAGCAAAAAAACTTGGAATTGATTACAATTATGATTTGTTAGCTATTGAACAAAAGGATATAAAAGATGAGGTAAACAAATTAGAAAAACTTATTCAAGAGATAAATGCAAAAGATTATTAAAAATGCAAAATTAATTTTTAACACTTATATATTAATATGAATACAAATGATATGATATCAAAAATCAAAGAAGTTGTAGGCTTGTCCGAAGAGATTAAGCTTGAGCAACAAACTTTAGAGAACGGTGCTATCTTGGAAGCTGAAAGTTTTGAGGCTGGGCAAGAGATTTTTATCGTTTCTGAGGATGAGAAAATTGCTGTACCAGTTGGGGAATACCAAATGGAAGACGGACGTATTTTAGTAGTAGCAGAAGAAGGTCTTATTGGCGAGATTAAAGCTGAGGAAGAAGAAGTAGAAGAAGTAGAGGCTAAAGAAGAAGAAGAAGACAAAAAAGAAATGTACGCTACTAAAAGAGAACTTGCTGAGGTTAAAGAAATGATTGAAGAAATCAAAGCTATGTTAGAGCCTAAAGAGGACTTAAGTGCTGACGAACTTGGTAACCTTATGACTGAGGAACTTGCTAAACACGAGAAATTAGAGTTAAGCGAAGTACCAGAAGAAGTGCAAGAGGAACTAAACCAACCAGCTGCTGAGCCAATTAAGGCTAACCCAGAGGTACAAACAAAACAAAATTTCAAGTTTGCTACAAAAAGAAAACTAAGCACACTTGATAGAGTAATGAACAAAATAATTAACAACTAAATTTATATTAAATGGCTAATCCAACTATTACATCATCCAGTTATGCTGGAGAATTTGCTGGGAAGTACTTAGGTGCTGCCCTATTATCTGCTTCAACCTTAGATGCTGGGGCTGTAACAATCTTGCCTAACATCAAGTACAAAGCTGCTATGAAAGTAGGAACTTTTTCTAACTTGGTACGTTCTGCTGATTGTGATTTTGATGCTACTACTTCTGGTCTTACATTGACTGAGAAAGTACTAACACCAACCGAACTACAAGTAAACCTACAAATCTGTAAGAAAGAATTACACTCAGATTGGGAAGCTGCTCAAATGGGTTTTTCTGCCTTTGACCAATTGCCTCCTTTATTCTCTGACTATGTTATTTCAAGAGTAGCTGCTGAGGTTGCTAACGCAACTGAAACTTCTATCTGGAGTGGTTCTGCTGGAGAAGGTTCTTTTGATGGCTTTGCTACTTTAATGGGTGCTGATGCAACTGTTGTAGATGTTGCTAAAGCTACTGTAACAAGTGCAAACGTAATTGCTCAGTTAGGTGCTATTGTAGATGCTGCACCATCAGCTATCTTAGGTAAAGAAGATTTAACGCTTTACGTTTCAACAAACATCGCAAGAGCATATATTCGTGCTTTAGGTGGTTTTGCTTCTAACGTAGGTGCAAATGGTATCGACAACAAAGGTACAACTTGGTACAACGGTGGCGAGTTATCTTTCGAGGGTATCAACATCTTTGTTGCTAAAGGTCTTGGAGATAACGAAGCTGTACTTGCTCAGAAGTCTAACTTGTTCTTTGGAACTGGTCTTTTAGATGACAGAAACGAGGTTAAAGTAATTGATATGGCTGACCTTGATGGTTCTCAGAATGTCCGCGTAGTAATGCGATATACTGCCGGCGTTCAGATAGGAATTGGTAGCGATATAGTGCTTTATTCTTAATAAATTAATTAACTAACATAAAGAGGGTGGGCAAAACTGCCTACCCTTTTTTATTAAATCTAAAAAAATATGGCTTGTGCAATAACAAAAGGTAGAGGGGTTGGATGTAAGACCGCCTTTGCTGGAATTAAAAATATTTACATCTTAGATTATAGTGCTGCCATTGCTGCTTTAAGTGATAGTAGTGGTACTATAACACTACCAACGGACAACTCCGCTGAGTTCTTTAAGTTTGAAGTAAAGGGCGGTTTAAGTTCTTTAGAAACTACTGTAACATCAAGCAGAGAAAACGGAACTACTTTTTACGAAAGTACTTTAAATGTTACCTTTCAACTGTTAGACGTAGCGACACAAGAAGAGATTAAACTCTTAAACAGAGGTCGTGCGCATTACGTTGTAGAAATGTACCCTAATGGTGCTGGAGTTACTAAGTATTTGTTAGTAGGTAGAGATAACGGTGCTGAAATCACTGGCGGTACTATTGTTACTGGTGCAGCTGCTGGAGATTTACAAGGCTTTACGATTACAGCAGTAGCAACTGAGGTTTTTCCTCCGTTCTTCTGTACTGTTCCAGATGTAGCTTCTGCAACTCCAATCTCACCAGCATAGGTTTAAATATATTTTTGTATATTTGTCCTATGTCCGTTTTGGTTTACGACATAAAGAAAATTAGCCTTTCCTTTTGGGGAGGCTTTTTTTTATACAAAATAAAATAGTTTTGTTTATATATTAGTATGAAGATTATAGGAACTAATGGCGATAAAACTTTTAAGGTTATACCACGCCAATTTATTAGCGGTGCAATTACTGTAAACCTAACAAGTGAAAGTACTGGCACAACTATAAATAAAACTCCTACTGCTTCAACAGATGGCAACTATATGTCATTTGTAGCTGCTTTTGGTACATTGACTGAGGGCGATTTTTATGCGCTTGAGATAAAGAATGGTGCTGCTGTTATTTACAAAGATAAAGTCTTTTGCACAGATCAAACTATAAACCAAGCTAACAACGATTACTATTCTGTAAATGATGGCGAATACACCACAGAGAATAGCTTTGATAACGATTATATTATTTTATGAACGATTTAAGAATAGTTAATTTAAGCACCTACACAAGTCCAGAGATTGTAGAGAAGTCTAACAAACAATGGGTAGCCTATGGTAGTGATAACAACTACTTTGGTTACTTAATAGACCGCTACAACGGAAGTCCTACAAACAACGCTATTATTAATGGTGTTAGTCAAATGATTTACGGAAAAGGCTTAGATGCTTTAGACAGCAATAGAAAGCCAGAGCAATACGCTAAAATGATTACTCTGTTTCATAAGGATTGTGTGCGCAAGTTGTGTTACGACCTTAAGCTAATGGGTCAATGCGCTATTCAAGTTATTTACAGTAAGGATAGAAAAACAATAGCACAAGTAGAACACATCCCAGTAGAGAACTTAAGAGCTGAGAAGTGTAACGAGAAAGGCGAAATAACTGGGTATTTTTATAGTGATGATTGGTCTAATGTAAAACCAAGAACAGAACTGAAACGCATACCAGCTTTTGGCTATTCCAAAGAAAGTATTGAGATTATATACGTTAAGCCTTACAGAGCAGGATATAAATACTATTCAAGTCCAGACTATCAAGGTGGTTTACAGTATGCAGAGTTAGAAGAAGAAATAAGCAACTATCACTTAAACAACATACTTAACGGATTAGCACCGTCAATGTTAATCAACTTTAACAATGGCACACCAAACGCAGAGGAACGCCAAAACTTAGAAAACCGCATCTACTCTAAATTTAGTGGCTCAAGCAACGCTGGTAAGTTTATACTTGCGTTTAATGATAACGCAGAGAGCCAAGCAACAATAGAGCCAATACAATTAAGTGATGCGCATAACCAATACCAGTTCTTAAGCGATGAGAGTGGCAAAAAGATTATGGTAGCGCACCGAGTTGTTTCTCCTATGCTTTTAGGAATTAAAGACAGTACTGGCTTGGGCAATAATGCAGACGAACTACAAACTGCTTCGGTCTTAATGGATAACACAGTTATTAGACCATTTCAGCACCTTTTAATAGATGCCTTTGATAGCATATTAGCTTACAATAATATCTCTTTAAAACTATACTTTAAGACCTTACAACCGCTCGAGTTTACAGACCTTGAAAACGTAGAAGACGAAGAAACGAGAGAAGAAGAAACTGGCGTAAAATTAGCCAAAGATTTGCCAAAGGAATTAGGTAGCGACATAGCAGACGCCTTAATAGACTTAGGGGAAGACGAATCAGACCTTTTAAGCGACTTTGACGTAATGGATGAGCGCGAAGTAAACTATGACGAAGAAGATGGCTTAGACGAGGTTATTACGGACTTAAACAAACCAAAAGAAAAAAGTACACTTGCTAAAATATGGGAGTTTGTAAGTACTGGTAGCGCAAAGCCTTTTAGAGAAAGCGAACAAGATGGCGAAAGCAAACAAACCAAAGAAGAAGGTAATACTTTTTTAGTAAGGTATATGTACAGTCCGCAAAGATACAGCGCAAATTCAAGACCATTCTGCAAAAAAATGGTAGATGCTAAAAAGGTTTACCGCAAAGAAGATATTATATCAATGGATACCAAAGTAGTTAATGCTGGTTTTGGTAAGGGTGGAAGCGACACATATAGTATATGGCTATACAAGGGCGGTGCAAGGTGTCAGCATAAATGGCTTAGAAAGACGTATGTGCGCAAGGATGGTGCTAAAGGCTTAGGCGATGCAATTACAACGTCAGAAGCAAGGTCAAGAGGTTTTAAGCCAGAGGCAAACGCTCAGAAAGTACCAGTAGCACCAAAGGATATGAAGTATAAAGGTTATACCGCTGAATATTGGAACAAAATAGGATTTAAGAACTAATGGCAACAGCACTATTTATAAACAGAACGGATTTAGTTAAAAACTCTATCATTGATGGTAATGTTGATGTAGACAAATATATTCAATTTATCAAGGTAGCACAGCAAATCGACATACAAAACTTGTTAGGCACAGACCTCTACAATAAGATAAGTGCTGATATTGTTGCTGGTTCTTTAGCTGGTAATTATTTAAGTTTAGTAAACACATACGTTCAGCCTACTTTAATATGGTTTGCACAAATGAACTACATACCTTTTGCTGCTTATCAAATAAAAAATGGTGGTGTGTTTAAGCACAGTAGCGAAACCGCACAGAACGTAGATAAAAACGAAGTAGATTACTTAGTATCTAAAGCAAGAGAATACGCTAACTATTACTCTACTCGTCTTGTAGATTACCTTAGTTTTAATGATAACTTGTTCCCAGAGTACAACACAAATAGTAACGACCAAATTGACCCAGATACCGACACAACGTTCAAAGGCTGGGTGTTATGAAATATAAGGTAAAAGAAACAAACCTGATCAAACTAAAAAGGTACATAGACGAGGCATTAAAGAAAATGAATAAAAATAATAAAAAAGAAAAAGTATGAGTTGGGGCAAAATATATGACACTACTTACTGGGGATTACCAGAAGAAAATGGATGGGGTGGTATTTATTATGATGATGCAAACCCAAGTCCTACACCTTTCTTTGAGGTTTTAGCGGAGAATGGCGATTACTTACTAACAGAACAAGATATTAATATAACTTTAGAATAAAATAAAATAAAATGGCAAATAAAAAATTTAGTGAATTTACAGTAAAAACCTCGACTTCTGATGTAGATTTTGTTGTAGGTTATGACGGAACTGACAACGTCAGAATAACACCAGCCAATTTAACTGGCGGTGGTGGTGCATCAAGCTTAAACGGTCTTACAGATTGTTTAGTTGATACTGACTCTTTGTATGTAGGCGAATCCCCAAGCAGTTTAAGTGGTAACCCTCAAGGGAATACTGCACTTGGTATAGATGCTGCAAATGCTTTAACAAGTGGTACTAATAATACCTTTATGGGTAATGATGCTGGATTAAGTGCAACAACCGCAAATGATAATGTAGCGATTGGATATCGAGCTGGTAAAGGCATAAATAATACATCTAAACAAAATAATGTTGCGATAGGAAGCGGCACATTTGACATTTCAGCGGGTCAAAACTCTGTTGTCATTGGCTACCAAGCTGGTAGAGTAAGTTCATCAAGTTCAGCTGTTTACATTGGCTATCAATCTGGCTGGGGCAATAGTGGTGCAAGTAATACTGGAGTAGGTTATTTTGCCCTAAATGGCGGTGGCGGTTCACAATCTGTTGGAATTGGTTATGAAACTGGTAGAGTTAATTCTGCAACTGGTCATATTTCAATAGGTTACAAAGCTGGCTACTCACAAACTTCTGCAAATGATAACACATATATAGGATATGAAGCTGGTTATAGTGGTACAACTGCTACATATAGAACATTTTTAGGTTATCAAGCTGGAAAAGGAAATACTGGTACTCAAAACGTATTTATAGGTCAAAGGTGTGGAACTGGAACTGGTTCTGGTGCTGATAATGTAGCAGTTGGTTCAAACTCTTTAAAAGCTAATAGTGTTGGTTCAAATAATGCGGTTTTAGGATATAATGTTATGCCAACTGCAACTGGCAGCAATAATACCGCAGTAGGTTATCAAGCTGGAAATTCTTTGACATCTGGTGATAAGAATACTTTAATGGGTTATCAAGCTGGCAAATCATTGACAACGCATCAACAAAATGTGTTTTTAGGAACTTCGGCTGGTTTTAATCAAGTTGCTTCATATAATAATATTATAGGCCACGAGGCTGGCTTTGGCAGCGGAAGTTCTAATTCGGGCGCCACAAATAATAACTTTATGGGATGGAGAGCTGGATACTCAATTACGTCTGGCACTTCTAATACATTTATTGGAACACACGCTGGAAGAGCTATGCTAGATGGCGATAATAATATTGCGATAGGTCAAGGTTCACTTTATAATGACCAAGGCTCAGATTATAATATTGCTATTGGCAGAAATGCAATGGCAAATTATAATAATACTGGTTCACAAAGAAATACTGTCATTGGAAGTTTGTCTAGTACTAATATGACCACAAACAAAAATTGTACAGTTTTAGGATATGCTTCGCAGCCATCGAGTGGTACGGTTCAAAATGAAATAACTTTGGGTAGTTCAAGTATATCAACTTTACGTTGTGCAGTAACTTCAATAACATCATTGTCAGATGAAAGAGATAAATCAGACATAAAGGATTTAGAATATGGACTTGCTTTTATTGATGCTTTACAACCAAGAGAATTTGTGTGGGATAATAGACCAGAAACAGAAGTTGAATTTGATGAAGATGGTAATGAAACAGAAGTAGAGTTTTATTCAGATAACAAAGGCAAAAAAGATTTTGGCTTTATAGCACAAGAGGTTAGAGAATTAGACAACGATACTTTAAGATTAGTTTATACAGAAAACGAAGATAAACTTGAATTAAGTTACGGAAAACTTGTGCCAATATTAGTTAAAGCAATACAAGAGTTAAAAGAAGAAGTTGAATTATTAAAATCATAAATAATGTTTAGAAACCTAATAACATCTGAAAACACAGAGGAAAGCCATAAAGAGGTAATTACTTCACAGATACCAGACCAATTAGCACAAATATCTGATGATGATAACACAGAAGCAATTAAAGTACATTTTAAGTTTGTATTAGCAAATGACTTTTATAAAGATGAGTTAAGCGCAGAGCAGATTACAGAAATGGAAAGCTACTTGCCAAGTGATTACCAAGACGAGTACGAAGATTTGCCAGAATAATTTGTATATTTGTATAAAAAATAATTATGGAAATTACAAAAGAACAAATTGCAAGAGTAAACCAAGTCATTAACACATTGCCTATCGCAGTATTAGCACAAGCACAAGAGATTGTAAAGATACTTAACGAATCGATACCTAAAGAAGAAGATGAGTAAACCCATTTTAGCACTTATACCAAGCGGATATCAAGCCATAAAAGTTTATTCTGTATTGCCTAATGATGGTAGTGGGGATTTTGATTTTGCAAGAACTGGCGAAGCTACAAGAGTGCGTAAAGATGGACTTATTGAGGCTGTTGCTACAACTGTACCAAGACTTGATTGGCTAAATAGCAACTGTCCGAGTTTACTATTAGAGGCAACCAGAACAAACAGACAAGTTTACTCTGAACAGTTTGACAATGCAGCTTGGACTAAGCAATCGGATATAACAGTAACAGCTAACCAAGTAACAGCACCTACTGGAGAATTAACAGCAGATAAAATACAAAGAGGCTCAACAAGTGCTGCAGACAATTACCTTTCAGACGCAGCTTCTAAGTCATCATCTGCACAGTTAGACGTTTGTACTTCTGTTTTCGTTAAACAAGGCGAGGGCGATTTTTTTGCCTTTAAAATGCAAGGAAGTTTTCCAAATGGTATTAATGCTATTTTTCAATTTAGCAATACAACTTTAACAACAAGTGTGGCTGGTGCGGATTTTACAGTAACAAGTTCTAAGGTAGAAAATTACGGTAATGGTTGGTACAGACTTTCTGTTGTTTACA